AAACTGCATTCTCCAAGATTGCTCTTGGATAAATTCTACCATTTCGGTTTTTTTGTTCAGCTTGGGCAAAGATACCTTCAATGACATAGTTCTTACCGCCGCCTTCTTTAGCTTCGATAATATAGTCAACTTCTTCTGTATGCTCTGTAATAAGTTTCATTTAAAGTATCCACCCGATGATTTTTTCGATGCTAAATTAGAAGCAGTTGCTCCGGTTTTCCCGAGGCTCCCCTTACTCATTTTTTTGCCAAAATCCCGGGCATGCCTCAATGCATCACGCTCAGAACTTGTTGAGTGAACGATCTCATTATCATGCATAACATGATGCTTATCGTCCTTTTTTGTGACCATCATTTCATGGCCACCATGAGTTAAAACTTTTACAATTTTATGACCTTTAGGGGTAATGTTTATACTAAACTCTTTAAAGCTCTTCATCACCCTTCTCTTCCTCGTCGGCCAAATCAACGTTTTCAATTTCTTCTGGAGCTTCATCACTGCTTTGTTCTTCGGAGGCTAAATTATTAAATACAGCATTAGCGACTTCCTGCTTCTCGGTTTCAATCCGAGTGGTGAGTTTACCATGAACCATATCGTTGAATTGCTTTTCAGCTTCAACGTAATTTTTTGTGGTGACATTATTTAGAAAATCAACGATTTCAACCATTTAAAGGCTCCAATTAAAATTATGTAATAATATTTATAATAAAAAGAAATTAAGCATCTGCAGGTTCGTCTTGAGCTTCTGGCTCTTCTTCTGGGTCAGTAATTAGCCCCCGCTCTTTTTCGAACGCAATTTCAGAATCCATTTGCTTTATTTCGTCATCAGATAGTTTCAAAATATTCTTTTGAATATATGCTTTTGAGTAGAACATACCGATATATTGCTCCATAGCTTGGAGTGTCCCGACACGTTCTTTGATCATTTCTGCGTTTTTTAATTCCACAAAGTAATTATCAGTTACGTAATCAACAATGATTTTACGCTTCCAAGATTGCCAATCGTCTTCTGTGATAATACCTTTAAGAAGTAGTTGTTTACGCAAGATGTTCATAAATAATTCGGAGAATCTTCTGCGAAGTCGACCGATAAATTTTTGGAACTTAAACTCATCTCTAGTAATCTCAGTAGTTCTACCAAGAATACCGCCACCACCTTGCTCCGGATCAAGTCTACCCACAGGAACGTTTAAAGAACGGTAAACATTTTTCTGAAAATAAATAATATCATCAATCTCACCAAGATTTTGCCCACCTGGTAATGTCGAAATCTCTGTGCCTCTACCGCCTTCTCGCCTTGGTAGCCAGAAATCTTCTAGCATAGACATGTGCTTTTGATCATTTCTAAGGTCGCCAGTGTTAGCATCATACACAAGTTTATTTCTATATCGAGCCATAATATCTTTTAGATATTGCTCTGCCTTACCTCTAGGTAAGTTACCTACGTCGATATAAAAAATACGCCTTTCGGGTGCTCTTGCTAAACGATAGATCACCAAAGCATCTTCCATCATGCGCAACTGATTGATTGGCTTTATCGCCTTATGTAGATAAGAGATAACCTTTTTTCGGGGAGCATCAATCAGTCCGCTTGTGACATAGCTCACAGAATCTAATGATAATTTAATTGTATTATTAGGCGAGCTTACACCAGCAGTCTTCGTAAGATAATTTGCTGATGCATCCTCACTGTAGAGGAAATATTCATCAACCTTTTTAATAATTTTAGCCCCAGTCTTGGGATCTTTTTCTTTTTTAACCTCTTTTACTTTACGAATTTTAGTCGAATCAATTGGTCTTATTTCTTGAATGCCTTGATCTGGGTTGGCCGAGTCGACGACCAAATGATGGTATAATCTTCCGTCCACGTAATAACGTCTAAAAATATCATGTGCTAAATTTTGAAAATCTAACATCGCTGAGATATTATCAAATTCATCTTTTATTTGCTTTTTAATTGAATCTGATGTATCAATGTTATCTAATTTTACCTCAATTACTTTTTCTTCGCCTGAGATTGCCTCGTTGATAATTTCTTCAATAGCAGCATCCACCTCTGGGTGTTCCGCTAGAGTACGATATTTTCTAATTAGGTCTTTATCGTCTTTAACCTTATCGCCGGATAAATCAACAAAAGAACCGTAATAGCTGCCAGATGCTGTGATATAACCAGCACCATCATCATCTAAAGGGGGTACGATAGATGGTAACTGCTTTTTCTTTTTTTGATTTGTTCTTGAGATTTCAAACCCAAAAACGCTTAAACTTTTTTCATCTTCAGCCAAAATTATTCTCCAAAAAAGGAATAGGGGAGATAGTATCCCCCCTATTTATTAGTTCCGTTAGGAAGTAGTATTCGATTCCCAGTACTGCACTTGGAACGTAACACCAAACTCTTCGATTGTATTTGTAGCTTCATAAGAAACATCAATCGGAGAAACAATTGTAGGGAATGACCCACGGAAATTGTAGGTCTTTAGTGAGTCGCCATTTTTATCTAGCTGCTCAACAATAAGATCAGCTTGATAGTCTGTAGGATTCACTAAACCTTCATTTGTTGTATGACCGTTAATACCGTTCATCCAACGCTCCATAGCGTTACGAACATTGAAATCCGTATCATTGATAACTGTAACATCCCATGTATCGAATGTTCTATCACCAGCGATTTTGAGGATACGTCCTCTGAACGGGATTTCAATCTCAGCCATAAGTGACGCCGGAAGCTGAGCAGCCTTACACATAAACGATGTAAGTTCTACATCACCCCCAGCATACGTAGGAAAGTTGATCGTTGCTTTGAATAAATTCGCACGAGCACCGCCACCTTTCAGTTTTGCTTTGAAGTCATCGACTCCTAAAATAGCCATCTTTTATCTCCTCATTAGCGGTTTAGAATTGCTGCCCAACTACTTCTTCAAAATCAATTCCGGTTCTAACAGCAACAAAATTCAGAGTGATGAAGTTGATAGAACGTGCAGGCTTGATGAAGATAGTAGCAACAAACTCGTTGCGATCAATAATCTCAGGAGTGTTGTTTGTTTCGTCACAAACAACTCTGAAATCGGTGATACCCCGGCGACCTTTGACCTCTCTTAAGAAAGGCTCGACAAGGTTTACAAATTCTGCTCTGGTAAATTCATCATTGAATTCAAACAGTACAGACTTTGCTGCTCTTGCAATTGCTCTTTCAAGAGTGAGGAACAAGCGACGAACGTTAATACGGTCAAACGCAGAAGGTCTTCGAAGCATAGTCTTATCGCCAAACAAAGTAATACCGCTTCCTGGGATATTAGCGATCGGGTTTACATTGGCTCTATAGAGTCTATCTCTGTCAGACTTAACTGGAGAGTGAGCAATATCTACAGCACCAAAATAATTCCCTCTTCTGAGACCAGCTGGGGAGAACCAAGGCGCTTGTTGAATATCAGTTTGAGCCATTAATCCTGCAGTCGAAGAGTTTGCAGGAATCATAATATATTCGTCGTTATACTTATCAAATACCTTGAGGTAGTTGTTATCAAGGAAAGTATATGAGCTTGATGGAAGTTTGTTAGCAAACTCGATTGTATCATCTACTGGAGAATTAGTATTCACCACAGAAGACTTAGGTGGGGAAGCTACCACAACACAATCTTTTCTTGTTAATCCAGCAATTTGATCAAGATCTGTAATCACCGTATCGGCAAGCAAAGAACCGTTGCTAGAAGTAACTGGTGGAGCAATTAAGAAATCCACTTGATAGGCATCGACATCTTCGATTAAATCAAAACCTTCGATATATTCATCAGCAGATAACGAGGCAGAATTCACGCCGCTCACTAAATTGATTGTCTTAACACCTTGGTCATTTATGAGTCCGTAATCCAGACCATCCGTAGCGTCCATGCCAGCTTGCGCCACTCTATAGTTTGAGTCGATGTTTGCGGCGTCAACCAACCAAACGAAATTAGATTGATTGTTAATTACATCAGCAACGTAATTAGTTGAACCATCAGCGTTTTTAGCATTTGGGGCTAAGGAAACATAAGGGTATGTTTCAAGAA